GAAATTGCTATTGATGGCGATTTATCCTACCTTAATTTAGATTGGACACCAGTTCCAATAATTCCAAAGTTTGTAGACATTGTAGTAAATGGTTTAAATGATAGACTGTTTAAAGTAAATGCTTTTGCAGAAGATGCAATGTCAGCAGAAAAAAGAGATGAGTTTCAAAAGAAGATAGAAGGAGAAATGATTGCTCGTCCTTTATTTCAACAAATAGAAGAAGACTTTGAGCTGAATGTATTTCAAACTGCAGAAGATGAATTACCAGAAAACGATGAAGAGCTGGAATTATTTATGCAAATGAAATACAAACCAGCTGTAGAGATTGCGGCTGAAGAAGCTATAGATACTGTATTAAATCAAAATCATTATCAAGATATTAGAAAAAGAGTTGATTATGACATCATGACTATTGGTGTTGGTATGACTAAACATCAGTTTTTACCAGGTCAAGGTATTGAAATTAGTTATGTAGACCCAGCGAATGTAGTATATAGTTATACTGAGGACCCTTATTTCAAAGATTGTTTTTATTGGGGTGAATTAAAAACTATACCAATGGCTGAGCTTGTAAAAATAAATCCTGACATTACAAATGAAGAAATGCAGGAGATAGCAAAGTATAGTCAGTCTTGGTATAATTATTACAATAATGCACAATACTATGAGAACTCTTTGTTTTATAGAGATACTTGTACATTACTTTATTTTAATTATAAAACTACCCACACATTTGTATATAAGAAAAAAGAAATGCCAGATGGTACTTTCAAAGTTGTACAAAAAGATGAAAGCTTTAACCCACCAGAAGAAATGATGGCTGAAGGAAAGTTTGAAAGAGTTGAAAAAAAGATAGAAGTATGGTATGATGGTATTATGGTTATGGGCACAAACATTCTTTTAAAATGGGAGCTTGCTGAAAATATGGTTAGACCAAAAGCTGCAAGTCAAAATGCTTTACCTAATTATGTAGCTTGTGCTCCTCGATTATACAAAGGTATGTACGAGTCTTTAGTAAGAAGAATGATTCCTTTTGCAGATTTAATTCAGGTTACACATTTAAAGTTACAGCAAGTAATATCCAGAATGGTCCCAGATGGTGTTTTTATAGACGCTGATGGACTTAATGAGGTTGACTTGGGTACTGGTAACGCTTATAATCCTGAAGATGCTCTGCGTCTTTATTTTCAAACTGGTAGTGTTGTAGGTAGAAGCTTTACTCAAGACGGTGAATTTAATAACGCAAAGGTTCCAATAACACAACTAACATCAAATAGTGGTGGGGCTAAAATGCAAATGTTAATAGCTAACTATAATCATTATCTTGACATGATTAGAACTGTAACTGGTTTAAATGAAGCTCGTGATGGTTCTACCCCAAATCCTGACGCATTAGTTGGTGTACAAAAATTAGCTGCACTTAATTCTAACACAGCTACCAGACATATATTAAACGCCAGTCTGTACATTACCAGAAGATTAGCAGAGGGTATAGTTTTAAGAACAGCAGATGTTTTAGAATACTCTGAATTTAAAGACCAGTTTGCTATGCAAATTGGTAAGTATAATTTAAACTTACTTGAAGATATTAAAAATTTATATCTGTATAGCTTTGGAATATTCTTAGAATTAGCTCCAGATGAAGAAGAAAGAGCAATGCTTGAAGCAAATATTCAGATGGCTTTATCTAAAAATGATATTAATTTAGAGGATGCGTTAGACATTAGAGAGATACATAATTTAAAAATGGCCAACCAACTTCTCAAAACTAAAAGAAAAAAGAAAGCTCAAATGGAACAGCAGCAAGCTCAAATGCAACAAGCCGCACAAGCTGAGATGCAGCAACAAGCAGCTATGATGTCGGCCCAACAAGAGCAGCAACGAATTGCAGCAGAGACTCAATCTAAAATGCAAATTAAACAAGCTGAAATAGCTATGGAAATAGAAAAGATGAAGAATGAGGCTATGTTAAAATCACAACTTATGGAAACTGAGTTTGCTTATAATATGCAATTAAAAGGTATAGAGCAATCTCAAATAGATGCAAGAGAAAAGGCAAAAGAAAAAGGTAAGTCAGATAGAATTAGCCAGGCTAACACTCAACAATCTAAACTTATAGAACAAAGAAAAAGAAATTTACCAGCAGTAAAGTTTGAATCAAATGAAGATACTTTAGATGGTTTTGATTTGGCAGAGTTTGGACCTAAATAATTTTTTATGGGCAGTCTTCCTTCTATGTTTAGTGATTTCAACATCAAGAAATATAAAGTAATTAAGTATCCCTCTGATATAAGTTTACAAACTCTTAATGAAATAAAATCTTTGCAAACTCAACGCATGGATGTTGCTTACGCAGATAAATATGATGATATCAACGAGTCGTTTAAACGACTTTTTAAAAACCGAACAAGAGAATATCCAGAAGAATTAGTAAATGATGTAATAGAAAATTCTTCTAAGGTTATTTTAAAAATAAAAAATTATCACGATAGACCAAGACCTGATAAACTGGCAAAAAAATTTGGCATAAGTTTGTTGTATCATAAAATGAAAAGTGCACAGACACCAGCTTTTCCATCAGGACATTCAGCTCAAGGTAGAATGATAGCATTAATTTTGGGAGATATGTTTCCTGAAATGAAAAAAGAACTTATGGATGTTTCAAACCATATATCTAAAAGCAGAATAGTTGCACGTGTGCACTACAAATCTGACAAAGAGGTAGGTGAAAAGTTAGGTGAAGACATGTATAACTATTTGAAAAACGCCTAAAAATGGTAAATAATTATTGTTTAATTTTGTTAAAAATTTAATCTAATGGAAATAAAAGTAAAAGCAGTGGATGGCAACACTCAAAAATCAAAAGCCGAAATAGAAGAGCAGTTGTTGCAAAAACATGAAGCTCAACAAAATGAAACTCAAGCTGAGGCGAAGCCTGAAAAGGTTGAACCACAAGCAGAAGTAAAGGAAAAACCAGCAGAGGAAACTCCAGCTGCAGAAGAAAAAACTCCCTCGTCAGAGTTAAATGACGAACATGTTCTTAATTTTATTAAAGAAAGATATAATAAAGACATTAATTCAGTACAAGAATTATTTGAAACAAAAGAATCAAATGTAGAATTGCCTGATGATGTTAAATTATATTTTGATTATAAAAAAGAAACAGGCCGTGGAATCGAAGACTTTTATAAATTACAAAAGAACTACGATGAAATGGACGAAGATTCAGTTTTAGCTGACTATCTCGGTGTTCAGGAGGAAGGTCTTGATGCCATAGATATTCAAGATATAATGGACGACAGATTCGGATATGATAAAGAAGAAGATGACGAAAAGGATATTAAGAAGAAAAAGTTAGCTAAAAAGAGAGAGCTTGCAAAAGCAAGAAAGTTTTTTAAAGAACAGAAAGATAAGTATAAAGTCCCTCTTGAGTCAAGTGGGGGTGGATTATCTGATGAACAAGAAAACAATCTTAATGCTTACAAGACATTGTTAGAGGAATCTAATTCTCAGAAGGAAAGCTTCCAGCTTATGAGAAAAAATTTTGAGGAGCGTACAAACAAAGTGTTTGGCGATGAATTCAAAGGTTTTGAGTTTAACGTTAGCGACGACAAATCTATTCTCTATAAACCAGGGACTGCTGAAGAATTAAAGAACAAGCAAATGGATTTCAATAATTTCATCTCAAAATATAATGATGAGAATGGACTTATGAAAGACGCAGCGGGATATCATAGAGCTATGTCAATAGCTATGAATCCTGAAAAGTTTGCAAAGTTTTTTTATGAGCAGGGTGTTGCTGCAACAGTAGATGATGTAGCAAGAAAATCTAAGAATATCAATATGGATGTTCGTAGAGCCCCGCAACTTAGCACGAAAAATAGTTTGAAAATAAAAGCTGTAGGTGATACTTCGAGTGGTAGAGGACTCAAAATTAGAAGTATTAAAAAAGTTTAACAAATTAAAATTTTAAAGTTATGGCAGTAAATATTAGCCCTGGCTTCGATTTACAACCTTCTGCTCAACAGGTTCCTGTTGAAACGAATTATATCAAAGATTTTGATTTCTTGAATCAGTATCTACCAGATACTTACGAGAAAGAATTTGAAAGATATGGTAATAGAAGCATTAGTTCATTCCTACGTATGGTAGGAGCAGAAATGCCTTCTAACTCTGACCTTATTAAATGGGCAGAGCAAGGAAGATTGCATATTAAATACAAAGCATGTACTTCAGCAGCTGCTGCAGGTACAGACTCTGGAGCAGTTTGGACAATTCCAAATAACTTAACTAACTTCAATCCTGCGTTAGCTAACCCTAACACAGCGAGAGATGCTAAAAACGTTATTAGAGTAGGTCAAACTGTAATGATTTCTGACAACACTCCAGGTTCATCACTAACAAACAAAGCGATTGTTACAGCTGGACCAACTAACGCAAACCCTAATACATTTACAGTAGCTTATTATGAAGCAGCTGGACAATCAGTAGCAGCGGGTGTAGCATGTGATGTCTTTATTTATGGTTCTGAATTTGCAAAAGGAACTGAAGGAATGGTAGGTTCATTAGAGTCTGACGATTTCTTCTTTGACAATAAGCCAATTATCTTAAAAGATAAATACTCTGTATCAGGTTCTGATATGGCGCAAATTGGCTGGGTTGAAGTAAGTGGAGAAGACGGAGTAAGTGGATACTTATGGTATCTAAAGTCTGAGCACGATACAAGACTAAGATTTGAAGACTACATGGAAACAGCTTTAGTAGAAGCAGTACCAGCTGAAGCAGCTTCAGGTGCTGGTGACTATTTACAAGGTACAGGTGCAGCTGCGTCTGTTGCTGGATTAAGTGGTTCTAAAGGTGTATTCTTTGAAGTAGGTGCAAGAGGTAACGTTTATGGTGGTGGTAACCCAACATCATTAGCTGACTTCGATAGTATTATTCAAAGATTAGATAAGCAAGGTGCAATCGAAGAAAATGTAATCTTCGTAAACAGAAACTTCTCATTTGATATTGACGATATGTTATCAACACAAAACTCTTACGGAGGTGGTGGTACATCTTATGGTCTATTTGACAATGATGAAGAAATGGCACTTAACCTTGGTTTCTCTGGATTTAGAAGAGGTTATGACTTTTATAAGTCTGACTGGAAATACCTAAATGACCCAACTATGAGAGGTGGATTAGTAGCAGGTGGTATCAATGGACTATTAGTTCCAGCTGGTTCTACTTCAGTTTATGACCAAATACTTGGTAAAAACGCTAAGAGACCATTCTTACATGTAAGATATAGAGCTTCTGAAGCAGAAGATAGAAGATATAAAACTTGGATTACTGGCTCAGCTGGTGGAGCAAGAACATCTTCTTTAGATGCGATGGAAGTTAACTTCTTATCTGAAAGAGCAGTTTGTGTTTTAGGTGCAAACAACTTCTTCTTATTCCAAAACTAATAAGAAGTAAACACTAATATTAGGGGAGGTATACTCCTCCCCTGATATTTTTTATTAATCAAATTAAATTTAAATAAAATGAAAAAAGTAAATAAAGATAAATACGCAGATAAAGCCTATAGATTACTACTTAGGCAAATACCGCTAACTTATATGTTAGCTTCAAGACACACCAACAGGTCCCCACTATTATGGTTTGATGAAGAAAAAGGAGTCAATAGGCCTCTTAGATATGCACGAAATCAAAAGTCTCCATTTGAAGACGAGCAAGATGGAAATGCAGTATTAGAACCAGTAATGTTTGAGGATGGTATGTTGTCAGTTCCAAGAACCAATCAATCGCTTCAAAAATTTTTATATTACCATCCATCTAATGGTAGTGTTTTTGAGGAAATCAACAATGAAAAAGATGCAGCTGCAGAATTAGCTTTTGTTGAAATGGGATTAGAAGCCCAAATTATGGCAAAGAATTTAAAAGGTGATGAGCTTGTTACAGTATGTAGAGTTCTAATGGGAGGTGCAGCCGATAGGCTCACAACCTCTGAATTAAAAAGAGATGTATTGTTATATGCAAAAAATAATCCACAAGATTTTATAGAAACGGTCAATGACCCTATGTTAAATCTATATGGAGATGTTGTTCAGTTTTTTAATAACACCTGGTTGATTTTGAAAAACAATGGTAAGGATGTGTTTTTTAATCTTCCAAAAAATAAAAACAAATTATTGTCAGTACCGTTTGGTGAAGACCATTACTATATAGTAGCATCTTATTTTCAGGGTGATGACGGAGTTGAAACATATAAGCTGTTAAAAAAGAAGCTTAAAAAAGATTAATAAGGAATCGTATCTTTGTGGTATTGTTTAACCCTTAAATTTTTTAACTATGCTTAAATTTTTAAAAGTGGTGATTAGTGGAGTAGACTATTTAATACCTATCAATGAAATATTGCAGGTAGAAGTAGGTGCATCAACTAAAGTTGAAATTCTATACAAAATCAAAGGACACAGTGCAACTGGAGCGTCTGAGGTTTTAGGTGTAGAGCTTGCAGCTTCTGGTGCAGATGACGCATCTAAGTTAAATGAGCAACTAAATAGCATCGTAGATGGTATTGAAGATGCTCTTGCAACTGCATGGTCAAAGCCTATTTATGTTCTTGAGCCAAAGTATCCTATTACTGGATTTGCTAAGATAGAGCAAGAGTGGTCAGCTTAATCACTAATTAACCTTAGTTATGAAAGGGGCTTAAACAATTAAGCCTCTTTTTTTTTTACTTATATTTGTAGAAAGAATCTCGCATGATAAATTCAGTTAGAAATACAGTATTGGCTATTGCCAATAAAAATAATTATGGGTACATATCCCCACAAGATTTCAATTTGTATTGTTTACAAGCTCAAATGGATTTGTTTGAAGATTATTTTTACCAATATAATAATTGGATAAACAGAGAAAATCAGCGAACCTCAGGTACAGGTTATGCTGATATTATAAAAAACTTAGAAGAAGTAATAGATACTTTTTCTGCTACAGCTTATTTAGCACAACCAGTTGCAAACCAAAATAACCAATATAATTTACCTGCAGACTATTATTTGATAAATAAAATATTTTATTATCCCACGTTAAAGGTAAGCGGGACATCAACTGGTTTATCTGCTGGGACTCTATTAGTTGATTCAACTCAAACATTTACAACATCAGTGTCTGTAGGAGATGTATTAACAAATACTACAGACAATACTTCAGCATATATTACTGAAGTTAGGTCTGACACTATTTTGACTTTAAGTGAAAGCATAATGGCGTCAGGGGAAACATATAGTATATATGACCAGTACAATATTACAGAGGTTGAAAGAGTAAATCAAAATAAATTATTTTATTTAACAAGCTCTAATCTAACATATCCTACTACGCAATATCCTGCTTATGTTTTAGGTGGTGCAAGTTCTAATGTTACACCTGGTGTATTAGGTAATACTATTTCAGTATATCCTACTACTATAACTCAGGGTGGCGCATTACAAGCACAATACATTAGATATCCATTAGCACCAAACTGGACGTATTTAACAACATCGGGTCAAGACCCTATATTTAATCCTGCTGCTGCTGACTACCAAAGTTTTGAGTTACCTGCATCTGATGAACCTAATTTAGTTGCAAAAATATGTCAGTATATAGGTATAGAAATAAGAGAGGATGCAGTATACAAATTTGGACAAACAGAAGAATTAACAGATACACAAGAAACAAGCTAAGATGACATACATAAATCAATATCAATATTATACTAATAACGGTAACGCTCCTGAAGACGCAAACTGGGGCTCATATCAATACGTGTCTTTACAAGATATCGTAAATAATTTTATGTTGATGTATCAAGGTAATCATGAATTAGTAAACAATATAAACAGGTTTCAAATATTATTTCACGCAAAGCGTGGTATTCAAGAGTTGAATTACGACGCGATGAAAGAAATAAAAGTTTTACAATTAGATGTAGGTAATAATTCAAGATTTATATTGCCAGCGGATTATGTAAACTGGGTAAGAATATCTCAATTTAGAAATGGTGTATTGTATCCAATGAGCGAAAACATACAAACTAATTGGAGTTCAGCTTATTTACAAGATAACAATGATAGAATATTATTTGACCAAGATGGTAATCCTTTAAGCCCACAAGATTCGCAAGTAGATTTAAGTAGAGGAAGAAGAGGTATATATCTAAACAGCAACAGTATGTTTCATAATTGTGAAGGCACATGCGTTGATGGTTGCTGGTATTTTGATTATGCAGTCGGTGCAAGATTCGGATTAAACACAGAAACAGCAAACGTAAATCCTACATTTACTATAGATAAAAAAGCAGGAGTAATTAATTTTAGTTCTTTAGGTGGAAGTGCTTCTGTTGTTTTAGAATATGTTTCAGATGGTATGGAAGGTGGTGATGATTCTAAAGTTAGTGTAAATAAATTATTTGAAGAATATATATACGCATATATTAAATATTCTATTTTGAATAGTAGATTAGGAGTGCAAGAATATATAGTAAGAAGAGCTCAAAAAGATAAGTCTTCTTTACTACGTAATGCAAAAATAAGATTAAGTAATATACATCCTGGTCGACTCTTAATGAACTTAAGAGGTCAGGATAAATGGATAAAGTAGTATGCCAATAGTAACCACAAATTTTATAAAAGGACGTATGAATAAGTCTGTGGATGAGAGGCTTCTCCCACCAGGCGAATACGTAGATGCTATGAATCTAAGATTGGGTTCTACAGAAACCACTGAAGTTGGTGCTGTAGAAAACAGTAGAGGTAATACGCAGCTTACAACTTTATCTTTTGAAAATATAAACTTAACAAGTGCAGCTACATGTATTGGTGCGTATGAAGACAGTGCAAATGAAACATTGTATTGGTTTGTTCATGACCCTAACTATACTACTGGAGGTAAGGTTAAACCACTTGATTTAATTTTATCATACAATACAAATGCGAATACACTTAGATACCATGTAATATCTTTTACTGTTTTAAATTTTAATCCTTTATACTTAATGACTGCAGTAGAAAAGATAGAGAATTTACTTTTCTTTTCTGATAACTTTAACCCACCCAGAAAAATAAACGTTACTTTTTCTTATGATTTTCCTGTAGGACAGGTAGACCAAATAGTAGACGAAGATTTAAATGTTATAGTAAAACCACCTGGTTATGAGTTTGAACCTGGTGTAACTCCAACTGCAGATATACCATTACCAGCACCAACCTTTGTTGGTTTAGAATTAACTGGTTCAGAAAATTATATTGAAGATAGATTTTTATCCTTTGCTTACCGTTACAGGTATGCAAACAACGAATATAGTGCAACATCATTATTTTCAAAACCTGCTTTTGCTCCAAACCCTTTTAAGTTTAGTGTTAAAAATTATAATAATGAAGGAATGACAAACAGATTTAACGCTGTTAATGTATCATTCAACACGGGAAGTGAAAGGGTTAATGAAGTAGATTTATTGTTTAAAGACTCAAATACAAATAATATTTATGTTATAGAAAGATTTAACAAATTAGAGCAAGGTTGGGCTAATAATTCTGTACATACTTTTCAGTTTAACAACAGTAAAATATATTCTGTTTTAGGTAGTGATGAGTTGCTTAGGTTATACGATAATGTTCCTAAGAAAGCTCGAGCATTAACTATTATGGGTAATCGTCTAATATATGGTAATTACACTGACGGTTATAATATTACGAATGAAAATGACCAGAAAATAGCTATTGATTATACCACGGAACTTGTAACTAAAAACGTAGGCTTTATTCAATTACAAGAACCTACATTAGCTAATGGTACTAATTATACGATTGACCCAAACAATACAGTGACAGCTACTAATGCTATTGTTCAATTTGATTTATCTGAAATAAACGATAAGCTAAAACAAAATTCTATTCTAAATCTAAGTCTTTTATTAGAGTCTTCACAAATCGGTGGTACAACAGGTGAACCTTGTTTTCAAGATAATATAAATTTTTCACAAGGTATTATTAATTTTGATATAGGTATAACACTGCAACAAGACTATGCAACCGTTTATGATTTATCACAAAGCTCTGATTTTAGAAATGCAATAGGCACACAGTTGGGTGTAAACTTTTTAACAATGGCAGATGCCAGTCAGGGAGGTTCTCTAACTGATAGGTTTAATAATGATTTAGCTCTTCCGTCTGTAGGTGCATGTGTTTTTTCAAAAGAGATAAGTGGTATAGATAGTTCTTCAGCTCAACAAGGCTTTAGAATTACAGCTACACCAGGTAGTGATATTATTGGATTACAAGTAATAGCAATGAAGTTTATCAGTGCTGCAGACCCAACAGCTACACCCCCTATATCTCAAACTGATTTATATGAATACTTTAGAATTGTTTCGGGTGACGCAGTTTTCAGTACAGCATCAGACACAGGTTCATTACATAGTAATCGAGACTTTGCCACTGGTATTGTTTATTTAGATGAGTATGGACGAGCATCAACAGTATTAACAAGTAATTTTAATACTATCAGTATACCTACTGCTAATAGCATAACACTTAATAGTATTAGAGCAACAGTTCAAAACTACGCTCCATCATGGGCACAGAGATATAAGTTTGTGGTCAAGCCAAGTAAAGGTAATTACGAAACAATATTTTCTAATTTTTATTACGCTGTACAAACATCACAAGTAACTTATTTTAAATTAGAAGGTGACAATCAAAATAAAGTAAAAACAGGAGATACTTTAATTGTAAAGACAGACGTTGGTGGTCCTATATCAGAGGTTGTAAAAGCAAAAGTTTTAAATGTAGAAGGACAACCTAAAAACTTTTTAAATGACGACCAAGGAATGGGTCAAAGTACAACTCAATTAGCTGGATTATATATGGAAATAAAGCCCTCTGGTTTTAATGTAAACATTCCAGATGATGCAGTAATTGATAACGGAGAAAAGAAAACAACAGGAACTGGTAATGATGGTACTTGTAAGCACGGTGTACTTTATCCTTTATTTACAACTGATGCTGGTCCACCTCAAACTACAAACAACTATGATATACCAGCTGGTTCAGCTATTGATATAAACATAAGAGTTAGCAGACCAGGTAGAGGTAGTAAATGTGAGGAATATAATTGGAAGTGGAATCAAACATTGTTTGCATCAACTGATTATCCAGACTTTAGAAGATGGTGGTTGGGTGACGGAATAAACGCAGCAAACGCATCGCCTGGTGAAATAGCAGCTCAAGGAAGTATAGATGTAGTTTTTAAAACAGCTGTAGGAAGTTATTCGGCAGGAGTTGGAGGAGTTACTTGTACTGACAATAGTGGAGCAAGCATGGGTAATAATACCATATTTTTTCAGTTTGTCCAAGACACAGTAGCGGACGCTGCATCTCCACTTGGTTTAGTAGTAAAAACAAAAAAACAAGGATGCTCAGGATTTCAACCATTTTCACGAAGAAGAAATGTTTCTGTTAGATGTGAAATAGTAGTTACACGAGCAAACACTATGATTGTGTTTGAAACAGAACCTGTAGACGCAAGTCCAGATATATTCTTCGACGCTTCAGAATCTTATCCAATTATAAGAGACACGTCTACTGGTAATTATTTTCATCAATCTGCGACAGCTGATGGTGACCAAAACCAAACCGCTACACAGCCAGCCATAGTCACGCTTCCATTTATTGATTGTTTTACCTTTGGTAATGGTGTAGAAAGTTTTAAAATTAAAGATGACTTAGCAGGCAGGCCACTAAAAATGGGGCAACGAAGTTTGGCTGTTTCTGAGCAAGACTTTAAAGAAGCTCATAGGTTTGCTGATTTATCGTATAGTGGTGTATTTAGTAATAACGCAGGTGTAAATAATCTTAATGAATTTAATTTAGGATTAGCAAACTTTAAAGAATTAGAAACAAGTTTTGGTCCTATACAAAAATTATATGCAAGAGAAACAGACATACTTACATTACAGGAAGACAAGATAAGTTATGTGTTGGCGTCTAAAAATTTAATAAGCGATGCAACTGGAGGTGGGGCTATTGTTTCTTCACCTACAATATTAGGAACACAAATTGCCAGAACAGAAGAATATGGAATAAGTTTTAATCCTGAAAGTTTTGCGGTATATGGAGATAGTTATTATTTTACTGATACAAAAAGAGTAGCAGTAATTAGATTAGTTGGCAATTCGCAAAACGACCAGCTCGAAGTAATATCTGATAAAGGTATGCGTTCATGGTTTAGAGATAATTTTCAATTAGCTTTAGGTACACAAAAATTAGGAGGTTATGACCCTTATATGGATGAGTTTGTTTTGTCTACCAACGATAAATTAGTACCATTACCTCCAGTTATATATGAATGTGGTTCTGAATTTCAAGCAACTTCAGATACAGCTCAGTCTTATACCATAGATTTTGGTACTATTATAGGAACCTTTGATGTGGTTTTCACAGTAAGCGGCACGGCTACTTGTAGTGTGTTGTATAATGGTAGTACTTCAACTACAGGAGCAGTAAGTAATGCTACTGTAACTTTATCTGTACCAAAATCTACAAACACACCTACAACTGCAGTGGTCACAGTAACACCAGCAGCTACAGCAAGCTGGACAGTAAAACCAAAATGTGTACCACCAGTAAATATAACAGTATTTAAATGTGTAATAAATTCTAACATAGATAGTGGCGAATTGATATCAGTAGAATATGGATGGAGTGATGTTCAAACAATAAGTCCAATAGATACTGACCAAATTACTATGGGTCCAAACCCACAGATATTTAGTTATTTTCAGAGTCAAACAGGTGTGCGTTCTGTTGGTGTTTATCCATTTAATGGAGCCAGTTTAAACATGCGCATAAACAAGATGGCTACGGACACTTATGATTATAAGTTTCCAAATGATAATTTTAAATTTTTATCTACTAATACTTTGTATTCTAACACAGTATCTGATGTCAGCACATTATTGGGGTTAGCTTCAACAATACCAAATAGTTTTGTAAGTAATCCTACAGGCACAAACATAAGAGAAGCTACGGTAACACCTGCAACAAATCCATCGTTCACGTTGCCTTTAGCTAATCAGTATTTGTATTTAATTTATGACTTTAGATTTACAGCTGCACAAAACTTATGTTATTCAGACACATCATCTTCAGAGGCATGTTGTGAGTGTACAATACCTTGTAACTCATTTGCAGCAAGCACAGTGCAGATATCATCATCAGTAGCATGTAATCAACCATTGAGTCAAACGTTTTATTATGCAGGTTCTGGAGGATTAGCGTTGTATGATTTAGTATATTCTGATGCAGCTTGTGCGGGTAATGCACCAGGTCAAGGTATAAATAACTTAACAGCTGGTTATTATAAGATAACAGGAAATGAGTATATTAGGGTAAATAATTTAGGAATGGTAATAGAAAAA